GGTGGGAGTGCTGATGCAACAAGAAAGCTTAAAGATGCATTAATAGAAGCAGAAGAAACCATTGAGGCACTATCACATGGTGATGTATCTGCTTTGGTTGCGCAAGGCATGGCCGAGCATAAGACAGGCTTTGAGAAGTTTACCAGCACAATTAAAAACATCCTAATTGGTGCAGCAGTATTACTTGGTGGATATCTTGCCATACCCATTTTCGTTGCCAAAAGGACAGCCCGGCAATGTTCCCAAACCGAAGCAATTAAACACGCAACTCGTCCACCATTTCCTGTAAAACCACCTTCCCGTAACCCATGAGAAATTTAGAAATATTACGTGACAAGTTCTTGGACATGTCAAAAAAAGCACAAATGTTAACTGTATTCGTAGGACTAATTGTTGGCATCATCATATTAGATTGGTTATTCTAATGATAGATCGTACTGCAATCTTAGGTATGGGTGGTACGCTTGCCACCTTTGGTCTGTCGCATCTTGATAGTTTATTTGGATGTATCGCAGGTGTAATCACAATTATTTACATGGGTAGAAAACTCTACCAAGAAGTAAAGAAGAAGTGAGTTATGGCAAGGTATCGCACAACAGGCAGACTCGATGACCAGGTTCTTCAAGATGGAGATCGTGGATTTCGTGGTATTGACAGTTACCAAGAAGCAACAAGTTTAGAACCGGGCTTTGTACAGACAAGCGAAAATATGCGCTTGATTGGTGACCTTGCAGAGGTACGCAAGGGTATAGATTTTTTGGCAGGTAGTGTAACCTTAACCTACAATGGATCAGATGAGCGTGTGTTTGCTAGCACATTGTTCTCAGATCCGGCTACAGGCACAGAGTTTGTAGTGGTGGCAACCAAGACAAAAGCAATCATATGGAATGACGCAAACAACTCTGGTATCAACATTGATTATCCGGGTGGTGAGGTGGTGGCAGAAGCAGATGGGGCAAGCTTTGTACAGTCACTTCAGAAGCTAATTCTATTTCGTGGTAAAAATAAAACACCACTTGAATGGGATGGTGATTTTGCGTCACCTACAGACTTTGTAGTCAAAGCAAATGCAAGTCCAAGTGCAGGACGTATACAATGCCCAAACACGGATTATGGTGTATTCTTTCGTAATCGCTTAATCATACCGCAACCCACAGATAGTAACTATACAGTCTTGATGTCTGACTTGTTAGACACGGATAATTATTACGCTGCTGAATCACAATTTAGAATAAATAAAGGAAGTGCAGATTTTCTTGTAGGCTTTTTTCCTTACCAAGAAGATCAATTAATCGTGTTTATGCGCAACAGCATTCACATGATAAATAACATTGCCACAACCTCCGCAGCTAACACTTACGAGATAACAAGACAGCATGGTTGTGTGGCACGCAAATCAATTGCACAGTCTGGGCCACAAACATTCTTTCTATCAGACAATGGGGTCATCGTCTTGTCACCAGGTACTGATCCAGCCAAGGGACTTGGGGTAGCTATAAGTAAAGTGAGTGGTGAAACCATACCCATGACCAGACCCATACAAGATCAATTTGATGAGGTTAACTTCGCAGCAGCAGATACTGCATGTGGTGTGGTGTACGACAACAAATACTATCTTGCCGTACCAACGGGTAGCTCAACAGTACCAAACAAGATATTTATATTTAATCTGCTCACATCCACTTGGACAAGTGTTGATTCCTACCCAGCAATGTCAGGTAGTTTGGCATTTCATGTGGATGATTGGGTAATCTGTTCCCACGGATCTGCACCAACAAGACGTAGATTATTCGCATGTAATGACACCGGGTTTTACCTCATGGAAGAAAACTCCATTGATGATTCTGGTCGAAAGATAGGAAGTACAAGTGAATCCGGGACAACTGCAATTGCAGGTAAACTTGTATCACGCTCCTTTACATTTGGAGACACTAACGTAAAGAGTTGGAGACGTGGACAATTAGCTGCAAAGACAGTGAACAACGATGCATTTAACATCAAGGTCAACACACTTGACCCGGATGCAAGCACAACAGTTTTGAGTCACACAGCAGACGGAACAGAAGAAGCACTCTTCCGCTTTGGTACGGGTCGTACCCGTGGGTATGGGGCAAACATAGAAATCAATGTTACCGCAGGCAGACCGAGCTTTAGGCATCTTGCTTTAGAAGCAATTGGTGTGGGTGCAAATGCAAGAAGGGAAGTTGCATAGATGGCAATTACTGCAACAGTCACACGAGGATTTACCTTTGCCACAGGTGTGGATGTAACCGCTGCGTCGCTTAATCAACTTGGTGAACCAACTGTCACCATCAATGAAGGAAATGTAAACATCACAGGTGGTACGATTTCTGGCTTATCCTCACCCATTGCCATTGCAGATGGAGGCACAGGAAGTGCCAATGCAGGGGCAGCAAGGACTGCACTTGGACTAGGCACAATTGCCACCCAAGCGAGCAATGCAGTTGCTCTGACAGGTGGCACGATTAGTGGAACAATAATGACATTAAAATCATATGATGTGGCTGGTGTGCCAAGTGCTAGTCCAGCCGGGCAAATGATATACGTAACTGATGGAAACTCAGGTGCAGCGACAGTCGCAGTGAGCGATGGATCTGCATGGAAGGTGGTCGGATTAGGAGCGACAATTAGTACATGAATATTTTGGAACGAGCTAAGGAGTTTTACGAGCAAATCAATGGTGATATGTTTAAGGATATTGCATCGTATTCTGCATACGGATATGTGTTCATTACTCCGCAAACATTATTGCTTGGCAAGGCAGTAAGATCAGATTCTGACACGCATCCAGATGAGCAATGGGGGGTGATTGGCCCGGACGCATGGTATGTCAGAACTGCAATAGGAGATGATGCAATATCCGAGTTCATCAATCGAATACCCTATCCACTATCTTTTGTTGGATGGATGAGGCATTTAAAAAAACAACCAATCAAATGGTACGACTTTAATCGAATTAATCGGAGGAAATAAAAATGGGTGGAGATACAAATATTAGTCAACCGAGTCAACCAAGTTATGGTGAAGGACTTTCAGAAGCACTTCAAGCACAAGTAGGATTGCTTACAGGTACAGGTGACTTTGCAAGTACAGGTTCACTTGAATCCTTGCTTCCACTTGAAGAATCGATAAGGAGGAAAACCGCACAGGCAGATACAGATATTCTTAGGCAGACCTTGCTTGGTGGTGAAACAGGTGGTGAACAACAAGAGGTAACTTATGATGAAGAGGGACGTATTGTTACGGGCACTGAGGGAGGAGAAAATTACCAAATTAAAACTTTAGTTAATGGTGAACAGGAAGATGGAGGTACTTTTAATGAAGAACAACCTAATCGAGTAAGAATTGTGGCAGTTGGCCCAGATGGTCAAGAAATGGAAGCAGTTGAGTTTTTACAACCAAGGATTGGTGATTCGTCTACGAGCTTAGAGGCTAACACAAGTCAATATTCTTATAACTTACTTGATAAAATTAACGAGAATGAAAATATTCCTGACGATTTTAAAAAAGAGTTGGAAAGAAATATAGGTGTAACTGGTACTCTAAGTGGTCAAACTACAAATTTTTCTAATATTACAAAAGAAGTAGGTGGCAGACCTGTTTACGCTAAAGACTCAGAAGGTAACATTATACAAGACAAATCGAAAGCTGGCACAACGGAGACTACCACACTACCTACTTTCCGCACAGGTGATGGCATGGTTGATATCCTTGGAGATAAGCGTGGTGTGCAGGACATAGTATCAAGGGATGTTAGTAAGACTGCCACTCAAGCGGATGTTGACGCTGGTAAAGCAGATGCTGTAGGTGAGACATTTACCGAAACTGTATATGAACAAACTGATGCAGGTAGACAAGCTGGATTTGCCACGGCAGAAGAAGGTGGTGGATTTCTTGGTTTATCCGCACTAGCAGAAGATTTGCAAGCAGGTAACTTGTCCCGTCAACGTGAGCGTGACCTTCTTGATGTTGCCCGGTTGTCTGGCACATACCAGGACATCATGGAAGACTACAAGCCTGGCACACAGAAAGCACTTGCAGATGCAAGAGGTGTGCTTCAAGCACAAACAGGTAATTTAACGGGAGCAGGGGCAATTGATCTTCCAACGGATTCAACATTTGGTGGAAAGGTAGGTGGAGAAGAAGGTATCGATGTGGCAGGCCCAACACAATTAACAGCAAATACTGCATTTAATGAACAACTTGGATTGGAAGATGGAACATTACGATCTGATATACTAACCGATGCACAGACTGCACTTGGGCAAGGTCTTACAGATCGTGAACGAGACGCAATATCAGAAGCATTTAAAGCAAGATCCACAATGATGGGCAGAACTTTTGATCAGTCTGCTGGTATTGCAGAAGCAGAGGCACGGGTTGCTGAAGACAACGCACGCAGAATGCAGAACCGAGCATTTGCACAGTCCGTACTTGGGCAGGAAGCAGGGTTGCAACAAGGTGACATCACTCGTGGCATGGGGAAGGAAGCACAGCAAGCACAATTACAGCAACAAGTTAACATGACACAAGCAGATGTGGACATGCGTGCTGCACTTGCGAACCAAGCACAACAGCAACAAGCTGGTCAGTTCCAACAGGCAACCACCGCAGATGCCCAGCGATTAAACGAGCAACTTAAACAGTCAGGCACACTTGGATACATCGATGCCGCAACTCGTCTTGCAGCACTTGAAGACCAATCCACACTTGATCCATTCCAAGCAGTTCTTGGACGTGGTGGAGGACAGAGCTTGCAAGCCGGTCAATCGGTGTTTGGACAAGCTGGATACGGATTAAATTCTGGGCCACAATATTTGAACCCAGAAGCAGGTCTAGGATTTATACAAAACCAAGCAGCTAATGCAGCCAGCATGTACAACGCACAGGTTGGTGCGGAAGCAGCAAAGACTGCCGGGTTGTACAGCGGACTTGGTTCACT